AGAAACCTAAGTTAGCTATCCTCGACGCTGACATCATTTGCTACCGAGTAGGTTTCGCTAGTGATGACGTTGAGGAAGCTATCTGTTTGGCTCGTGTGACTCAGTTAGTTCATGAGATTGTCTTCGATGACCTGAAGTGTGATGACTACAAAGCTTACATTACAGGCAAGACTAACTTCAGGAATGAAATAGCAGTCACTGAGCCTTACAAAGGTAATCGTAAAGATGCTAAGAGGCCAGTGCATTATCAAGCTATCCGTAACCATCTCCAGCGCCTTGGTGCAGAACTGGTAGAGGGACAGGAAGCAGACGATGCAGTGGCTATCGAGGCAACTAAGACAGGTGGATGGATTGTCTCCATTGACAAAGACCTAGATCAAGTTGCAGGTTGGCATTACAACTTCGTGAAGCATGAGGAATACTACGTTACTGAAGAGGAAGGTCTTCGTAACTTATTCACTCAGGTGCTCACAGGGGATCGTACTGACAACATCATTGGCTTGAAAGGCATTGGACCTAAGAAGGCTGAGAAGCTTTTAAAGGATTGTAAAACTGAAAGGGAATACTATGACGCTTGTCTCAAAGCTTACGATGGTAATCAACTTCGTGTCGATGAAAATCTAAATCTTTTATGGCTACGAAGAGAACCCAACCAAGTGTGCCCTTATCTTTCCACAGCTCTGCAAGAGCGAGGAGCTGAATAGATGATACCTAAGAAACAAAAGGCATCTATTCCGACGAGCTTCTATCTCGTGGGATGCCACTGGACAGTAAAGTACATTGAGGATCTGACTGAGTACGGTACTTGTGATTGTTCAACTCAGACGATCCGATTGAGGGCAGGTATGAACAAGACATTCACTGAACAAACCTTCTGCCATGAACTCGTTCACGCTATTATGTTCTCCATGGGACATACTAACCACGATGAGGTCTTCGTAGATGCCTTCGGTGCTTTGTTACATCAGTATGAAAGGACTAAACTATGAAAGATCCTGCTTTTCCAAGCACTCAATATGCAAATGGAATTAGTCCTTCTGGACATTCTGAAGGTATGACATTACGTGACTACTTTGCTGCTAAGGCGATGCAGGCTTTGATTCACTCGTTTGGATACCGCGAAGGTAACAACATAGTGATTCCAAATAACGTATCAGATCATGCCTACACAATGGCAGACGCAATGTTAAAGGCTCGTGATGGTAACTCGTAAGACAACAAGCTCTAAACGAGCTAATGCTTTGAAGCATGGGTGGCGTAGCGGCCTTGAAGAAGATGTTGCTAAAGCCCTTACTTCAGCGGGTGTCCCTTTCACCTACGAAGAGATCAAGATCAAGTATATTAAACCTGCGAGTGAGCATCAATACACGCCAGATTTTCAACTTGATAACGGAATCATCGTAGAGACTAAGGGACGTTTCCTCATAGCAGATCGTAAGAAACACATCCTCATCAAGAGGCAACAACCGCACTTGGATATTAGATTCGTGTTCTCCAATAGCTCTCAGAAGCTAAACAAAGGATCACGTACTACGTATGCTCAGTGGTGCGAGAAGAACGGGTTCTTGTATGCTGACAAAATGATTCCAGATCACTGGGTAAACGAACGACGAAGGAGTGTTCACGATGGACGTAGAATTACTGAAGGAAAATGAGGACGGTAGTGCAGACTACCATGTGAAGATGAGCAATGAAGAACAATCACAGCTGTTTAGATTTGCTTTCATTGAGATGTTAAAACGTGGAATAGCCGAAGGAAAACAATATGAGTGCAGTGAAGTTAGTGTGGACGACACCAGATGCGGAGAACCTAGTTGCGCGTATGGCCCGTGTGTCAAATCCGGCAAATCAGGACAACCCTGCTACTGCTCCGAAACTACTCAAGTACCTTATTAAGAATAAGCACTGGAGTCCATTTGAGATGGTTAACGTCTGTATGGAGATTGAAACTACTCGTGATATAGCTCGTCAGATCTTACGTCATCGTAGCTTCTCTTTCCAAGAGTTCTCACAGCGTTACGCAGTCTCTGAAGGCTTCGTACAGGACTCTCAAGCTCGATTACAGGACACTAAGAACCGACAGAACAGTTTGTACTCTGATGACATCAGCTTACAGAACTGGTTTGAAGGTGCTCAGCGTCGTTTAATCACAGAAGCTAAGTTCTTGTACTCAAGTGCTCTCGATAAAGGTATCGCTAAGGAGTGTGCCCGTGTGTTTCTCCCTGAGGGTCTAACGATGTCTAAGATGTACATGAACGGTACTCTGCGTAGCTGGTTACACTACATTGACATTCGTTGTGATTCTGCAACACAGAAGGAACATCGTGACGTAGCTGAGCAATGTCGTGATATTATCTTTGCTGAGTTCCCTTCAATCAAGGAAGTAATGTATGGCGAAGCTAGTAGTTCACTATAAACCTCCTCCCTTTCATCCTGATTGGACTGATGGGTGTTATAAGGTCTTTGTAACTGACCATCCTCGATTAGGGTGTAGAATGATACAGACATCTAAAGTACTCAAGGACTACGGTAACGGAATCTTTGAGACACAATGGGTGGTGTATCATCCAGTAGACGGAGACTTCAATGACACATAAAGCTTTGGAACAATATTTCCATGAGATTATTAACCAACCACGTATTGTTTACGTAAAGGAAACAACTATGTTTGAAAAGACTAAAATGTTCTTCAATGAACAGATTGAGCGCTGCGCTGAGAAGATTAACTCGCTGCTGACTAAGCCTACTGCCTTTGTAGAAGAAGACCCTGCTTTGTATGAAGATGGTTATTGGGCTTTTGAGATGTACACACCTGAGTACACGTGTGACGGTGAATTTGAACCTAAGCAGCATGATTGTATTATCGAAGCTAGTGACACCACTTGGATGGAGACTCTAGATCAGATCTTGGATGTCATGGGTAAGCACTACGGCTACAACATCAAAGAGCAGGTGTACTACTCAGTTACCTTCCCTTTAAACGAAGAAGGCCACGCTGGATACGGACGTAGTTTGAACGATGAGATCTTACAGAAGATTCTGTTAGCTTATCCTGAAGTCTATGAGGTAGATACATCTTTTAATTGGAAGCCTCTGTAATGCGTATCCTCTGTATACCAGACACTCAGTGCAAACCTGAGGCAGCTCAGGAGCATCTAACATGGGCAGGGAAAGCAATCTGTGAGTATCGTCCTGATGTTGTTGTTCACCTAGGTGACCATTGGGACTTCCCTAGTCTAAGTAGCCACGACAAGGCAGGTAGCAAGTACTTTGAAGGTAAGCGCTACCTAGCTGACGTAGAAGCAGGTAATAAGGGCATGGAAGTGCTCCTAGAGCCTCTTAAAAGCCTACAGGATAGCCAGAAGAAGGCCAAGCATAAGCCATACAAGCCTCGTATGGTCTTCTTGAAGGGTAACCATGAGAACCGCCTCACAAGGGCTGTTAACAATAACCCTATGCTTGAAGGTCTTCTGACCTATGATGACTTAGATTTGAAAGATTGGGAAGTACATGAATTCCTCCATCCTGTATTTATCAATGGTGTTGGCTTTAGTCATTACTGGCCTGTCGGAGCTATGGGCCGTCCCGCTGCGTCCCCTGCTGCTATTATCAGCAAGCTTCACATGTCTTGTGTCGCTGGTCATCAGCAAGGTAAACAAATTGCCTATGGAAAACGTGCTGATGGACAACCTATATGCGCTATTGTCGCTGGCTCTTATTATCTGCATGACGAAGATTATATGGATCAGCTTAGCAACCGTCACTGGCGAGGCTTACTGGTCATGAATGAAGTAGAGGATGGACACTTTGACGAGATGTTCCTAAGTATTGAATACCTACAACGAAAGTACTCACAAGATGAAACCAACAGTAAGAGAGATTGAGGAATATATGGCTGCTTTAAACATTCCAATGGAAGAGCGCTTCAACGGCACAGCTAGTTACGATGTAATTAGTAAACCAAAGCATTACATGCTCTTTGAAGATCAGGGTATTGAGGTACGAGATGTAATCGAAAAGTTGGTGCATAAGCTTTTGAACGGCCCGTATGAAACATATCCACCTGAAGGAAAAGGAACGCTTTTTGAATCAGATTATGTACAACTTATGCAGTACTTAATGCGATTCATGGACAAAAATGGTGTAGAAGACCTCAAAAAAGCTCGCTGGTATCTTGACAAAATGATTTCATCGTACTAAAATGCGTGCCCTTCAAAATTTAACAACAACAGTGAAAGAAAACATGACAGCAATTACACCTTGGTCTTCAGTCGGTTACTTGACTTACAAGCGAACTTATGCTCGCCGTCTGGATGAGAACGACATCAATAGCGCAACTGAAGAATTTCCTGACACCGTAGAGCGTGTCATTAAAGCCTGTGATGAGCAGCTTAATTGTGGCTTTACAGCGTCTGAAGAGCAGCGCCTACGTGACTACCTCTTAGGTCTTAAAGGCTCTGTAGCAGGTCGTTTCTGGTGGCAGCTAGGCACAGATACAGTGGATAAGCTTGGTCTTTCAAGTCTCCAAAACTGTGCTTTCCGTACAGTGGATAAACCAGTCGAGCCTTTTACTTGGGCTATGGACATGCTGATGCTTGGCTCAGGCGTTGGCTACAACATTCAGAAAGAAAATGTTAACAAACTTCCTCCAGTTAATCTGGATTTTAAGTGTCCTGTTCGTTCTAGCGATAGCGGGGCTGATTTTATCGTTCCTGATAGTCGTGAAGGTTGGGTTGCTCTTCTTGGTAAGACGCTCAAAGCTGCTTTCTTGGCTCACAGCTCAGGTAAGCAGACGTTCTCGTACTCGACACAACTGATTCGTTCTAAAGGCGCTCCTATCAAAGGCTTTGGCGGTACAGCCTCAGGTCCAGAAGACTTGGTATGGGGTATCGAACAGATCTCTAAAGTGTTGGAGAAACGTGCAGGTAAGCAGCTCCGTCCTGTTGACTGTTTGGACATTATGAACATTATTGGCGCTGTTGTCGTGGCAGGTAACGTACGCCGTAGTGCTCAGATTGCTATTGGAGACGCTGATGATGTGGAATATCTACTTGCTAAGCGATGGGACTTGGGCAATATCCCAAGCTGGCGAGCCATGTCCAACAACTCAGTCGTGTGTCACGATATTGGAGATCTGCACGACTTCTTCTGGGATGGTTATGAAGGCAAAGGCGAACCCTACGGCCTCATCAACCTCAAGCTCTCACGAAAGATCGGACGATTGGGTGAAACTCAGTATCCAGATCCCAAAGTACAAGGCTATAATCCGTGTGCTGAACAGTCTTTGGCTGACGGTGAAACCTGTTGTCTTGCAGAAGTGTTCTTGCCTAATATTGGCTCTAAAGAAGAGCTTCTTGATGTTTGTACTCTGCTCTATCGTATCAACAAGCACTCGTTGGCGCTCCAGTGTCACCAAAAGGTCACAGAGGCTATCGTTCACGAGAACATGCGAATGGGCATTGGTATCACAGGTGTCTTGCAATCAACAGAAGAACAGAAGTCATGGTTGAGCGAGACATACGGTAAGATCCGTGAGTTTGACAATGAGTACTCAGCTAAGAACGGTTTTAATAAGTCTATCAAGCTGACCACTGTTAAACCATCAGGTACTTTGTCTTTGTTGCCCGGCGTTACTCCCGGCTGTCATCCTGCTTATGCTCGATTCATGATTCGTCGTATCCGTATCAGCTCTAATCACTCGTTGGTTCAAGTTTGTAAGGACCACGGTTACCATGTGGAGTATCAGCAGAACTTCGATGGCACAGAAGACCGTTCAACAGTGGTTGTAAGCTTCCCCTTCCGTCATCCAGATCATGCTGTGTTGGCTAAGGACATGACAGCTATCTCTCAACTGGAGACAGTTAAATGGTTGCAGGAAGTCTGGAGCGATAACTCTGTGTCTTGTACTGTATACTACC